GCTGCGGGGCGGCCGCGGCCTTCACGCTCACGGGGAGGCCCGCGAAGTATTCCCAGGGGACCAGGACGCCGGTCTTCTTCTCGATGGCCTTCGCGCGCTCGATCGCGTCCTGGACCTCCGTCTCGCGCTGGGAGAGAACCTCTTCCCGGTCGAGCCCCTGGCTCTTGAGGACCTGGGCGTGCGTCGCGAAGGACCGCTCGATCTGCGTCCCCATGGCCTGCGCTTCCTTGAGCTGGTCGATCCAGGGGAAGCGGGGCTTGATCCACTCGTGGCGGTTCCAGTCGGCGATGGGTTTCAACTCCCCGGAGGCGATCGCGCGGGAGATCCGCCAGAGGTAGGTGGGCCGGTGGAATCCGAACTCGAGGAGTCCTTGCCACTTCCCGAAGCTCGCGTGGGCCTGCTCGAGGATCGCCCGGGACTGGCTGTAGTTGCTCTTCGTCCAGTCGAGGAGGATGAACTCAAGGGGGAGCCCCAGGGGGAGGCCGAGGAACCGGAGGAACGTCGTGATCGAGGCCGTGAAGTCCTTGCCCGGGATGTTGCGGTCGATGCCCTTCACTTCCTCGCCGGGTCGGCCGTGGAAGATGATCCCCGCGTCGATCTGGTGGATGCGCGCGGCGATGTCGCCCTCCACGTCCTTCGAGTCGTCGGTCGTGGATTCCTGGTAGGCCATGTCCGGACCGGCCTCCCGCGTGATCGACACGGCCATGCGCGCGAGGAGCTGCCAGGCGAGGGCCTCCGAATCGCAGACGTCGTTGATCCGGTGGAGCATCGAGAAGGCGGCCTGGGCGGGCGGGACTCCGCGGATGCTCGACGGCCTCTCGGGGCGGACGAGGTAGAGGAAGTCGGCGCGGCTGATCTTCTTCGCATCCGCGACGGAGGGCGCGCCGTTGATGTTCTTGAGATAGGGCGCGACGTAGAACGTCTGGGGGGCCCCGACGGAATCCTTCACGATCCCGTCGTCCATCTGGCTCGGCCCGCGGATCTGCTCGGCCTCGATGAGCTGGAGGAGCCCGCGGTCGGTCTTGATGGCGCCGACGTCGCCGCAGAGGAGCAGCTCGCGCGCGACCATCTCCTCGACGGCGGGCCCGGACTGGAGGCCCTTGATCTCCGGGCTGTTCTCCGTCCACCAGGTCTTCCAGATCGCTTCGGCTTTCGCGTTCCACTCCGGACTCCCGGTTTTCGCCTGGAGTCCGAAGCCCGACCCGGCGATGTTCTCGGCGGCCTTCTGGATCATGCCGCCGTAAATCGCATTGTCCCGGAAGAATTCGCGGGAGAGGTCGAGGAGCTTGGTCCGGTCGTATTTCGCGTGCGAGTCGCCCGATCCTGCGGTTCCGAGGCGTCCCTCGCGGACAGCCACGCGGACGGCGTGATAGCCGAGGGCGGAGTAGGCGCCCTTCCAGCGGACGACGTCCGCAACGGGACGCCCGCCGGAAGAGCGGGAGGGAGGAATCGCTTTCGGAGTGCGGGCGACGGAAGCCTTCTTCTTCACGCGCCCGCCTTTCCGTAGGGGACGCCGCGAGTGAAGCTGCACCGATTCCCAAGCCCGGCGCTCACGAGCGCGGCTTCCTCGACTTCCTTCTTCGAGAGGGTTTCGAGGTAGTCCTGGAGGAAGTCGTAGGAGTGCGCTGTCCCCTCGGTCTGAATATTGCCGTTGGAGATTCGGTCGGATACTTCCTGGATGTGGAGGCGGAGGCGGGTTAGGCGGGTGGAGTTGCCGACGGCGTAGGTGATCCAGTCGGAATACGTCCAGGCCGGGCTCGGCGTAACCGCGCTCCGTTTCTCACCGGATCGCGCGGTCCCCGGTGGTAGGCCTCCGGTGGAAGGTCTACCACCGGAGGACCTACGGCGGGGATCAGCCGCCTGCGCTTACGATTGGAGAGTTACCGGGATAGGGGAATAAATCAAGAGGGAATCGACATGGGGACGCGAAATCGTCACGTATCCGTGACAAACCGTCACTTATCCGTGACAGACAGGGCTATAATTTCTGCCCGACGACCCGAAAGCGGCCCCGGCAAATCGGCGCCAGACACTCCCGATACTGGACGCCTCCGCGTTGCCCCGTGCGCTTCGTTTCCAGCGACCGGCACCTCGGGCACCGGACCTTCGTCGGGAACGCGAAGCTCGCCATGTCCTTCGCCGTGTCCGCGACGGCCTTCTGGACGCTCAGCTCCTTCGGCGGGGGAGGGGGCGGCGAGTTCTCCAACATCGCCACGGGCTTCGATTCGGGCTTCTTCTTCATCGGTTTCCTCCTGTCTCCATTTCAATAACTCGTCCTAATCTTCGCCTTCTCGCTCACGACCTCGGGCTTCGCTGGCGGAGGAGCCGCCTTCTTCTCGGGGCGCTTGATCCGCACGAGCCTGATCCCCAGCAAATCCGCCGCCGCCCGCGCGTAGGCCATGCAGTCCAGGAAGTGGTTCCTCTTCGACAGCACGACCCACCGGATCTTCAGCTCCTTGTCCTTCGCCGCCGGATCGGCCTCGCGCTGCTCCGCGACGATCTGCCGCGCGAAGTCCCTCATCCCCTGGTCGTTCGCGTTCCCCCGGTAGACCGTGATGGACCCCGGGGCTCCGTGCGCCGCCGCGAAGCCCTCGTGGACCGCCGTCTTCCACGGGTCCGCGTGGATCTCCAGGAGGCGTATCCCGGAAGCTTGGAGGGAAATCCTCCACTCGTTCCCCATCTGCCGCGTGGGGGAGGACTGGGCGCCCGCGTGCCACATCCCATGCCGCGACGAGGTCCCGAACCCGCGGCAGGCGAGATAGCGCCCCTGGCCGCTCTCGACGACCCAGCGGTAGACGACCTCCTGCTCGTAGCCCGAGTCCACGACGACGAGATCCGGCCGGCGGCCCCCCCAGCCCGGGACGAGGACCTCCTCGCGGAAGGCCCGGAGGGCGTCCATCACCGCCTTCGGGTTCCGCGCGTCCTCGATGAGCGGGACCTTCACGCTCCCGAAATCGACAACGTGGCCCAGGGCCTCGCCGCGCCAGGCGACGAGCGCCCACCAGATCACATACGACCCGACGTCGATCGCCAGCGTGAGCTTCTCCGTCCCCTCCGGGATGACGCCGCGCTCGATCTGCGTCATCTTCTGCAGGATCGTCTCCATCCGCGGCCGCGCCACGTCCAGGATCTCCTCCCGGAACGGCAGCGCCCAGGTGAACTGCGCGAGGGCCTTCTGGTCCTCCACGCTCGCCGATCGCTCCGCCCGGTACTCCGCCTCCGCGATGTCGGCCATCGTGAGGAGCCCCGACGCGAGGGCCGTCCACCGGAGCCCGAACGTGTCCGTCGCCGGCGGCGCGCCCGTGATCTCCCCCGTCTCGGGCTCGACCGCCTGGCCGCGGGAGAGGAGGGCGGGCTCCCGGAGGGCCGCCTGGCGATCGCCCTCCGCCCAGTGGGCCCCGCAACTCGGGCATGCGTAATACGCTCCCTCCCGGGCGGCCGGGAGGTCCGCGGCCTCCTGCCAGCCCCCGAACCCCTCCCTCTCCAGGGCCACCGGCCGCCGGCACTTCGGGCACCGGAACACGATCCGCGTGTCCGTCCCATACTCGGAGACCTCGCGGTAGATCCGCCCGTACTCGGTGCTCATCGTGCATTCCGCGTACACCCGCGCCCGGTCCCCGAACGCCCGGGTCCTCGCCTCGATCTGCGTCACCGGATCGGCTTCCCGAGACGCCTTCCCCGGCTCGTCCATCTTGTCGATCTCGGTCAGGACCACCACGCGGGCGGTGAAGCTCGACCTCTGGGCGTCGCCTCCGCCGGCGCCCATGAAGCGCAGGGTGGCGCCGTTCCCGAACCGGATCGCCGACGTGATCTTCCCCCCGCGCGACCCAGGGCCCCTCGTCGGCACGAGCTCCGCGTACCGCGAGACCTGGATGGACGGGAGGATCCGCTCCTCGTAGATCCCCTGCGCGAGGTCGATCTTCGGGACGCCGATGATGACCGACTCCCCGATCTCGAACAGGTGATACATCGTCGGCAGCACGAACCCGACCAGGGTCTTCCCGCTCTGGACGGAGCCCGAGAGGAAGAATCGCCGGAACCGCCCGTGGTCGAACTCCTCGAGCACGAGTCGCGTCCAGGGCATGAAGTCCGCGCGGAACCGCAGGCCCCGACGCGGGCCCGTCGTGAGGATCAGCTCCTCCTCGGCGAACTGCACCATGCTCCGGTGCGGCGCCGGCTGGCTGGCCCCGAAGGCCCGCGCCCATAGCTGGGCCTCCAGGAAGTGGGAGATCGTCACGAGATGAGCCCCCCCTTCTTCCCGGAGTCCTGCGCCCTCGCGAGCGCCTCCCGGATCGCCTGGCCCACCGCCGGCCCATGCACCCGCTCGACGGCCTCCAGCTCCCGGCCCATGGCCCCGAAGACCTCGCCCTGGATGCGGTACACGTCATCGACTTCCACCAGCCGCCCCTCCGCCGCGTCGTTCTCCCGCTTCGCCTGCCTCGCCTTCTCCTTCCGGTACTTCTCCAGGTTCGCCGACGTCCCGCCTCCGTGCGTGAGGTCCGGGTCGTCGATCCCCGCGTCCTTGTCGTGGAGCCACTTCGCCAGGTCCCAGAGCTTGACCCGCGGATTCCTCCCGGAGTGATCCCGCGAGACCACCGGGAGCCCGGCCGCGAACCACCGGCTCATCGTCCTATCGACGATCCCCAGGCGCCGGCGGATCTCCGCCCCCGTCACGACGGGCTCACGCTGCCGCTTCTTCACGCGAGCTTGCCCTCCAGGTAGAGGACCACGCGGTCCGCCAAGTGCTCCCGCCAGCTCGCCCGGCATATCGCCCTGATCTTGTCCGCGCCCGTGAGCGTCGGGTCGATTGCGGGCGGAGACACCCCCAGCCCGACCGAGAGGACCGGCGCGTTCGCCCTCGGGGGCGGCGCCTCTATCTCCCCGAGCAGCGCGTTGCAGCCGTGGCAGAGAAGGCCGCGGAACTTGTCCGTCTTGTGATCGTGATCGACGACGAGATCGTAAGTCCGGTAGTCCCCCACTCGAGGATCCCACCGTACACTCCCCTCGCTCCCGCAGATCAGGCACTTCCCGCCCTGCTTGTCGAGGATCTGCCTGTAGCCTTCGAGGGTGAGGCCGTATTTCCTGTAGAGGGAATTCTCCCTGGCCCGCAGCTTCCGGGCCTCAAAGTGCTTCCTCAACTCCTCCGCGTCTTGCTCATTCACGACGACGACTCCCATTTCGAGTGGTACACGTGTCAAAACCGCGTAAACTTAGGAG